GATCAACACCCAGTTCGGAAACAAGAATGTTAAACTTCTTCTCCTGAGAATCTGGTGCTGGCTGTAGTCGTTCTTCTGCGATAGGTTTAGTTACTGTCATCCACCTACGTGCTGCTGCAACTTCTTCGTCAGAACCAGTAAACTGTCCGAGGCCTACATCTCGTATAATTTCGGAGTACTTAATGAAGTCGCTATCGAAGTTAGCTTGTGTGTAAGAGGTACGTTCTGCAACATCTGTGCCTTTTTTCCACTCAACCTCAAAATCTTTTAGAAGTTGATCCTTATTTGCTTCGTCGCTGTCTGCATATTCCGAAGAAGCAAGCAAGGCGTTTAGACGGAGTTGCTTGGCACCCAAAGTATTAACAGTAGCACCTACACGTTCTTTTTCAACCGCAGAACTTCTGTTCAAGTCAAACTTAGATTGGAGTCCCTGCTCTATAATTTTATCTTTATATAGTGTGTAGAATTGATCATATTCACTAGAAGATTTACCAACCAGTGACTCTAGATCAACGCCCTCTGTCATAATAGACAGAGCGTTGTTTAGTGCTTTGTATTCAGTTGAATCTGGTGGAGCAGACTGAAGAGCCAACTGAAGACCTTCTACAGATATTTTACTCAGAGCAACTGGATCATTATAGTACTCTTCGTTTGTTTCTTTAAGTACAACCATCTCACGGATTGAAGTAATTTTTTGATTATCTTCTTCATCTATAAGTGAAGAATTTGCTTTCAAATACGTATCAATTTCAGAAGAGGTCATTCCCAGAACATCATTTGGTCCTTTGCCTTTATTTCGGCTCATGATGATAGAGGTAATTTTATTATGTGCTTCTGAGCCTTCTTCAACACCTTTAAGCTCTTCAATTAAAGAAGGTGTTTCCAGATTATCTACAGATTCACGGTCTTCGTACCACGGCACGTTTGGATTACGCTTTGCTACTGTGTTGCTGTAGTTTTGAAGGGTAGAGATTGCTTCCGGTGACATGTTTGAGGAATTAAATTCGATATGGTCGTTAATCTCTTCAACCGTTTGACCAAGGAATGGGCTGATATCAAAAGGCTCTGGGGAATAGGCTAGAGGATTAGTAATAGCCTGCTGGGTAGAGTCCTCAACCTGCGGCTGCGTAGCCTCTAAATCGTCCATCTGTTTAGGACCAGTAATGTTTTGAGTACCTGTGAACACACCAACCTGGTTAGCTGGGGCTAGCTCCGCCATACTAGACGGCATGGTAGTAGGAGAAACAGGAACAGAGGCTGCTTCCGTGGTACGTGTACGGTTAAAGTTTTTCTCTAATCGGGCACTTGTACCAGCAACACCTAGAGTACCAATACCTTCAAGGATGAACGGTAGTTGGCCTTCCTCTAAGCTGTACGTATTCATTAAGAAACGGGCATCTCTCATATTTTTCTTAGCTGCACGATCTGCCGCAGCAGAGGCAGAGGCAGCAGCAGCAGAACGACGTGCTTCTTGTTCACGCTTCTTGCGATCTTCCGCACGTTCTTCTTCTTTTCGTTTGGTGTAGACAGGAACAAAAGCAGAGGCAAAGCCCTGTGCCACATCACCGAATACATCTTTCTTGGGCTTATATGCCCCTGCATTTACTTTTGCTTGTGCATCACGCCAGCCCATCGATGTTCTCCTCTTCTTCAACCATACCAAGCATCGCTGCCTGTTCGTCTTGTGTGGCTACGGCTGCGTCACCCACAGGTGCGGCCATAAGACCATCGTCAGGCTCTGCAGTGCCTTCTACGGCGTCTACGTCTTCCTCTAGCTCCTCTTCATCATCAACGATTCCAAGAGTAGTTTTCATTAGGGTAGGGGTAATTCGGATGCGGTCACTGTCGTCGATACCCATGTCGTATTTATAGCCTTCAGTCTTAGCTACAATTTCAATATACCGTGCCACTGGGCCAGCAATAAGTAGTGCCAGATCAATGCCAATCTTGCCCTTAGAAACTGCCTGCATAAGCAAAGAAGATACGACTGTGGTTACGTTAATATCAATCTGAAGGAGGGAATAGATAAGTTCTGCCTGCTCATCCTCAGAGATACGGGTGATCATGTAGTCTACAGCTTCATCATACTCGACGATGTCTGCAGGGCGATGCCAAGGATAATTACGTGTATCGCTCACAAGGTTAGCCCCTGGAATAGGTGCGGACATCTCAGGCTTCATCAGGTGCGTCCTTTTTCTTAGATTTCTTGGATGGCTTTTCTTGTCCTACCAAGGACTCTTCCAACTCTTCAAAATAGTCGGGGGTAAACATCAGACCCTCTTCAGACTTCAACGCCATCAAAGCCTTGGGCATATTACCGTCTACAAAGTTCTTAATGGATTTCTTCACTGCGTCTTGAAACTGCATTTTAGTTCCTCAATTTTATACGCTGGGAGGCGTTATTTTAATACGTGTAGGGATCAACTAAAGAGGCTAGAGTTGCCTGCTAATGCACCACCAATGGATGCGATAGCACCCCAGAATCCTGAACCACCGCTGCTGCTGTTTGACTGTGCTTGGATTTCTGCCATCAGAATACGTACGTCACGATCTGCTTCAGCATTTGCGCCTTTGAATGCGTAATCCAACAAGCTATCAACCCGATCCCACATACGGTTCAAACCCTCTTGTGATATATCAAAGGAGTTCTTAACGTCTGCTGCGTAGGCATCGTACATCATGTTGGAATTGTTTGTTGCAACTTCCTTACGCCAAGATGCGTTAACCTTGTCGATGTTGTATTGCATCTCAGAATAGAAACGCTGACGACCATCTTCTATTTCGGCATTGAAGCGAGAAGCTGCGTTAATCTCTCCGGCATTAAACTGAGCATTAGAGTTAATTTCAGACACGTTATGCATCTGAACTGTAGCAGCCAACTTATCGTATAGCATCTGCATCTCGTTCGTTTGCTCTGCACCAAAAAGACGTGCAGCGTTTTCTGCGGCCTGGTCATTAAACAAAGAGTCGATGTATGCTTGTTTGTTAAAGATTTCTGCTTGCTGCTCGTTATCTAAGTTACGCAAATCCATTTCAAGGAAAGCCTTAGCATTCTGTACGAGTGCAGCCTGGCGGTTATCTAAGTTAGCCACCTCAAACTTGGCCAGTACACTTGCCTTGTTGATAATAGCTTCTTGTCGGTTATCTAGGTTTTCAATTGTAAGTGTCTGGAAAAACTGTGCCTCTTTATCGGCAATACCCAGGGTGGCTTCCATAATGGCATTAGACATAGCTGCAGTAGCTGCTGTGCCAGATACACCAGAGAACGCCATAGAACGGGAAACATCACGAGCCATGCCCTGCGCCCAAGGAGGAATAACCGGATTACCGTTACTGTCCTTAAATTCAGCAGAGATAATCTCCATCTGGCCTAATATAGTTGCTTTGGCGTCAGTGTAATTACCTTCGCCTAGCTTTTGCGCTAAAAGCTTACCAGCAATAGTAGATGTATCAATAATTGTAGAGATATCTTGTACTGCGTAATCATTTAAAGCATTACCGACTTCACTTGTTGTGCCATCAGCATTTACACCAGTCGCAGCACCTTGCATGTCGATCTCTGCTGCTACTACCAGATTGTCATCGCTGATGGTGCCAGTGATACCTTCCGCAGTAGCGTCCTCATTACCAACAATAAGATCGTTAGTAGTAGATGCCTCGTATGTGGCCGCATCTGTAGCAACTACATCATCTACGACAGCAGTGGTATCAACAGTGTCTGCTGTGTACGCAGGGCTTTCACCTAGAAGATACTTAGGGTCAGTAGGATCTAGTGTAGTACCGGCTGCATCTGGGTCGATGGCCACGTTGTTTTGCTCAATAAGGTCTGCCAGGGACATATTGTTCTTAGCTAGGTATGCTGCAGGATCTGCTAAGATTTCATTAATATCTGCGTTAGATCCAACCATACCTACGGCAGATGCCATCTCAAGAATACCTTCTGCGGACATAGCCCCTGCACTAGAACCTTCGTCCTCAGTAGCGTTATCTTCTTCTTCTTGTAGGATAGCGGCTGCACCGTCGTTATCACCACGGTTACGGGCTTCTTGAGCCAGTCGCTGGTATCCAGTTACACCATTATTATCTGGGATAGCTAAAGAGTCAGTAGCAACACCATCAACATCTGTAACTTCATAGGGAAGGCCTAGAAAGTTATAGGAGTACGTGAAGCCGTCTTCGTTTGTGTATGTTTTACGGGTAGTTCCTGAAGCCGTTTTAAGGTCTTTTGGTGTGTCTTTTTCAGGGTCAATGTTATTAGACCAGCCAGATATCTTACCAATAATGCCGAGAGGCGTAGTAAAACCTAAAGCCGACTTTAGTTTAGATGGGGCTGCACCTACTATAATTTTTGATGTAGCGGCTGTGTTGGTGGCGTTCGAGTCAGCGTTTCCTGAATAGACAGAGTTACCGCTGTCATCGCTACCGTATCCACCACTTGAGTTGGTAGGCACAGATGAACCGGAATTATTACCGGAGTCATAGGTAAGTGTGCCGCCTACGTACGAGGCCCCATCACTAGGTGTAAATGTGTTTGAAACGCTTTCAGAGAAACTGTTACCGCCGCCAAAATTATCTGACCAAAAACCCATTAGATCTTTTCCTTTTCTATATTACAGCGACGAACACGATCTCGCAGGTATGTGTAATTTTTTATTGCTTCTTCGACTGCTGTGCTGTCTGCAGGAAGATTATCGATTTCATCCGCTAACCTAGCGTGGAACTCTGGAGTATATTGCCTAATTTCAGGGCAATAGACTTCTAAATTAGTTCTATAGACCGTTGTTCCGCAGCCTGTTAATGAGGCTATCACGATCAGTAATATTGTCTTCTTCATGTTCCAGCATAGCCTTATAGAAGTTGGTGGACTTTTGTTCAGACTCAAGTTCATCCAATAAGACTTTGTTCTTTTCCTTGGCTCCACCAGCCGCCCGACCCATCACGTAAATAATAGGGAGAGCTAGGGATAAGGCAGCAATGATATAAGTCTTTATCTTGCCCAGGATGAACATTAGTGGATGCCGTCTTTGTGATCTTTAAAGCGGGAGTACGCAGCCAAGGCGATGCCGCCAACAGCACACAGCAAGAAGATCGTTTTCATACTATCTGAGTAAGGAACCAGTGCCTCAATTTGAGGAGCAATCTCGCCCAGCGCAGTAGCAGCGCCTGCAATACCTGCACCGGCCATAGTTTTACTCTTACGCAACGGTTTTGTTGCAGAAGCCGTTACCTTTTGAGGAGCTATGGGTCCACCTTCATCCGAAGGAAGTTTAGCGTCTTTAGAAAAGATAGCGGCTTCAGCAGCACGTCTTCGTGTTAGACCTTTGAGCGGCGTTAGCTGCCCATTAACTCTAGCCTTATTCCAGCGCATAAGTTGCTCTGGTACATCGTCGTATAGGCCTTTGTTAAGTTTAGACAAAAGGGTTGAACTTCGGAACGCACCGCCGCCTAAATTGAACACGAACGACACTAGAGAGTCGTATTGGCCTTGTGTGAGAGGTACAGTGACGTACTGCTTAACGAAGTGTTCGTGTTCACTGATATCCGCAGCTAGTCGATCTTCAGCTTCAGCTACTGTGATCTTCATACCAGAGCGTACGCCCTTACACGAACCCCAACCTACAGTCCATTTTCCTGCTGGGCAGCGATACGACGATACCGTACCATCTGACTGTACTTTGTGAAGTCCCTCAAAGCGTTTAATGAGAGCTATTCCGTCTGCTGAAATTGTAGTGGGGTGCATGAGTTACCTTGTCTGTGAGAAGGGTGACATGAAGCCACCGGTTGGAACATTTCCCTGCATCGCTGGGCTTAGATTACCCATAGATGTATTGGCCCCTGCCACATTTTTAAGACGCCCTAGATCACTCAAGGAACGATTGATGTTGATAACTTTATTACCAATCTCCTTGCCTGTTACGTCAAAGGATTTAAGGAGCAAGTTGCCATTAGCATCTACTGCACGGCTGATAGTATTGCCCTGTGCATCAATAGAGTTACGGATAAGCCCGCCAGTTTGATCAAACGCTGTCGATAGCTGTTTGAAGTTCTGACGCATGCCGATATCAAGGTCGCCCTGAGTAGCAGCGATACCCGCTAGATCTTTTGCTTGATTGATGGAGTTTGCATCCATGTTCTGGAAACCCCCCTCAAGTTTAGTCTGAAGGCCACTTAGCGCATCCCCAAATTGCGTAGAAGTAGCATCTTGATTAGACTGCATAGTGTTACCGAGGTTAGTCTCAGCATTCTGTACGCTCGACATCAGACCTTCGTTACCCGACTGTAGCTGATTGAACTGATCAACATTCGCTTGGTTAGCTACGTTGAACCCCTCCTGCATTGAGGTTCCAACTGAATTAATGCCTCCAGATAGGGAGGTCTCTGCGGCAGTGAGTGCGTCATTAAGGTTAGTAGTTTGCTGACCTATTTGCTCGCCTGTGGATGCAAACTGAGTCTCAATTAGGTTACCTTGGTCATCCATAGAACGAGTGATCGTGTTGCCTTGAGCATCAATGGAGTTCTTAATTAACTCTCCGTTGTCTCCAAAGGCAGAAGATAGGGACTCATACTGAGCCTTAGTGCTGGCATCGATATTATCGCCTGTAGTTTGTAGCAAGTTCCTAACATTGCCCAAGCGAGTAGTCATGTTCTCGGCCTGCTGGTCCGCTGCAATGGAGTTAGCATTGAAGCCGCCTTCTACAGTGTTGCCTAGTGCGGCTAGGTCATTTCCAGTAGCAGTAGCTACATCACCCAACTGCCCTGATAGATTATCCTGACCTGTCGCAGCAGCCTGTGCGAATGTGCCTAAATCTTCCCGCATTGCGT